GCGGTGCTGCTCGTGCTACTGCTGACGCCCAGCGAGGTCGACGAACTGCTGGTGAAACTTGCGGCCGTCGAGGAACTGCTACTGCTCGTAACACTCGCGGCGGTGCTGCTCGTGCTACTGCTGCTATCCTCTTCGGTTAATTCGCGGGTTGCGTACTCCCAAACGGCCTCGGCAATAAAGTCCAGTCGCGTCACGGGTGCATCGGGCGTGCCCGATGCCAGCGTGCGGGTCGCGTACTCCCAAACGGCCTGGGCAATACTCGCTAAACTCATCGTCGCGGCCTCCCACTATTGGGAGGTTTTGGGGCTCCGGTCTTCGGCAAGTGTTGCGACAATGCGGCCGGGGCGTCGGCCAGTTGGCTTTGGGCCCAGCGGCCCTTGCCCATATAGAGCTTCCGGCGGATGTACCATTCCTGGCCGCCGCCCATGTAGGTGGCCTGGCGGGGAACGTAGCCGTTCATGATCCCGACCAGCGCCCAGCTCGTGCGGTGGCCGCTGACGGTCCCGCGGATACGCAGGTTGTCCCACACCCAGCGGCCCTTGCTGCTGGCCCGTTGAAACTGCTGGAACTGCAAAGGGCTGATGTTGCGGTACTGGTAAAGCGAACCGGGTTGCGTGCGTTCTTCATCCGGCCCCGCCGGGGCGAGGTAGCGCACATAAAGAAGGGCATTCTCCACGTCGTAGGCGATGCTATGGACGTTCGATGAGTCGACGGAGATAAACTCTCCCGTGACCAGCGGATCGTCCACGCGAACCCGAACTGTGCCATCGTCGCCGGGCAGGTCGACCACCTGACGCGGTTGGCCGCTGGCGGTTTTGGGCGAGATGCCAAAGGGCAGGACCTTGCCGCCTTCGGGCAGTTCCTCCTCTTCGGCCGGGGCCTGGGGAATCCGCTTTTTGACCTCGTAGCCCTGCGTCTCCAGGTAGTCGATCAGCCCCTCGGCGCCCTGCCGCATTTGTCCGACGGTCGGGGAGCCCTTCGGCGGAATCACCAGGTGCCCGAACGATTCCAGCAACTTCGTTGCGGCGTCGAGTTCCCGTTGCAACGATCCCTTGCCGAGGGCCCCGCTGCCGATCAGGGACTTGATGAGTTGCCCGGCCGGTCCCCACTGTTTCAAGAGTTGCCCGACAATGGCCTGCTCGGCCCCGCCACCCTTGGCGTAGCGTTCCACCTGGCGGACGAATTTACCAAAATCCAGGCCGGTCACCTCGCGGGCGAGTTGCTCCGGGCGGACGCGGTGTTGGTACTTGTCGACCAGCCGGCCAAAGGCCTCGGGCTGCACCCGCTGGGGCAACTTGGACGCATTGCCCACCTCGTTGACCAACTGGCCGTAGGTCGAGCGGCGGAACTGCTCGACGGCAGCCCGGCGGACGGTCGAAGCGGCAAGATCGAAAAGGTTGGAACCCATAGCGAAAACTGTACCACGCCACCGGAGGAACCTACCACCCGACTACGTGGACGCTTCCGCCTTGGCTCGGGCCGCGCAGATCACGCATGGCGAGAGTTCCACGATGAATCCGCACTGGCATTTGTACGGCGTCACGCGGCGGGGAGTTAAGGGTGGCGGGTTGCTCGGGCGCCGGTGGACCAAAAAAGGCCGCCGCACGATCTTCGACACGGCCGACCGCCGGGCCCTCGTGTGGGCGGCAATGTCCCGGCAGGACATTCCCAGCGAAAAGAGAAATCTGACCTTCCGTTCCGTCATGGGGTCAATACGCCGTCCCATAGCCGCCTTTCTGAGCTAAAGTCCCGCCATACGCAGCATCCCTTTGCCGTTTCCGTTGCGGCGAATCTGGACGCTCTTGCGTTCGTAGTTGGAATACTTCATCGAATCCAGCCCCAGGCCGTGGCTCTTGGTGACCGAGTGGATCATGTACCGCATGGCACAAACCGTATCCTCGTCGCGCCGCAGTGGCTCCGGCTTGGCCACGTGGGATATCAGCCCTACGCCACTCTGAGGCAGCCGGGTGCGTTTCCAGCGGTACTTACGCATTTCCTCGTTCAGGTGTCGGCAGCGTTCGTGGATCATCAACTTGGGCGTGCCGGTGTTCGCCTGCACCTTCAAGAGCATCCGAATCGTGTCGATGCCGTCGTAGACGTCGTTGTTCGCCGGTAGACAGGGGATGCCCAGGGCCGAAAACTCGCCAATCAGATCCGGCCGGGCCGGGTCGGCGTAGGTCTGGCAGTATTCTGGGTTGTTGCCTTCCTCGGGCCAGCCCCAGGCGATGGAACGGTCGAGGATCTCGGCCGCGTGGTCGCGGGTCAATTTGGCTTGGCTGATTGACCAATACTCGTCGTAAATCGTCCAATGCCCCTGGCCGTCGACGTAGCCCCAGACGCACGTAAACGGGTGTTCGACACTTGATCCCCAGTCGATGCCCCGGTAATGCCAGACGCCCCGCGGGATGTCGGCCGTGGTCAAGCGGCTGCGGCGGACGTGGACCGGGACTTGAAAGCTCGGAAAGATCGTCCCCTCGAAACTCGCCAGGGCCCCGGTCTTGCGGACGTCCTGCATCTCGTCGGGCACGGCGGCAAAGAAGTTCTCGTACCAGCCGGTGGCGAGATTGGGCTTGTTCAGCTCTGTGTTGCAACGATAGAACCCCCAACCAAAGGGCGGGTCTTCCATGACTCGTTCAATCCACAGGCAAAGCTCCGGGTCGATGGGCGTAAATTCGCAGAACTGCCCACCGGGAAACATATACTCCCGACAACCTCGCAATGTCTCCAGGAAGAGGTTCAGCGGAAACTGTTCCGAGAACCAGAAGCCGCCGATACTGCGGGCCTGCAACGCCTCGCGGCCTTGCTCGTAGCTCTTGAACTCGATCCGCCAATTCTTTCCCGGTTGCCCGGGCCACGGTTTCAGCGGCACATTTTTGGGCCAGTCGTCTTTTTTGCTCACCCAGGATATGCGGCCCCAATCCACCTCGCAGTCGGGAATGAGCTGCTGACCGTGGAGTTTCTCGCCCCAGCAGACGGAGCATGTCTGTTCATAGGACTTGGCGATGATCCAAAATGGGGTATCTCGTCGCGGCGGCGGTTGCCGCTCCAGTATAAACTTGGCGGTTTTGTAGGCGGCCGCTACGGTGGTGCCGCTGGCATTTCCACCTACAAGGAACGAAACGGCATCGTTCGCCCAGCAAAATCCGTACTGCTGGTCGAACGCTTCGGGCCGATCCGGTCGCGGCTTAAACTTCACGTAGGAAGAATTGGCGAAGGCGATCTTCTCAGCCAGCTTGGGGTCGTCTTCGATGCGGCGGAGGATTCGCTTACGGCGCTGTTCTAGGGTCGCTGCCACGTCACTCCTCTTGAGCAATCGCTAGAATTTCCGTGATCATCTCGCCCACCACCTCGTCCGCCGGTCGGCCGGCGATCCGCAGACCGGCGCTGATGTCCAATTCGGACCGTTCCACATAGCCGTATTGCTTGCCGAGGGTTTTTAACACGAACATGATGGCCGCCAGGTCGGGTTCTTCAGCTTGGAGAATCTTTTTTAGGCCGCACTCGGCTAGATTCACCATGACCATCCGCTCTTGCTGTAGGACGGCTTGCAACTTGGGCGAATGGTCGATGCGGCGATAGAGCGACTTGCGGGTGTATTTGATCCTGGCGGCGGCCTCGGCGATGTTGCCGCCCGCGGCCCGCAACGCCCGGGCGATGATGGCCGTGCTCAATGGTGCCGTACTGCGTCGTGCCATCTCATACCGTTTGGCCGAACTGGCGGAGAATCGCCTCCACCCGCCGAGGTGTGACCGGTTCGCCGTCCGCCTTCATGGCCGCGGCAATGTCCTCGGGCTGTTTGCCCTGATTCGCATAGGCCAAAACCCGGTCTTCGACGGACACTGGCCCGGCGGGCGACTCTTTGGGCTCGCCGTAGTCTTCCACCGTCTTACGCACGCGGCGGGTCGGCCGCTGTTGCTCCGCGTCCATGGCTCGGGCGATGGATTCGGGAAGGGCCGGTTCGCTGGGCGCCCTGACGGTACGTGGATCGTCGTAGTCCATCGGCGGCGGGGTAATTCCCAGCCGCTCGCATTCGCGGAAGACCCAATTCGTCGATTGGCCGTACATCTTCCCGATCTGTTTGGCCGAGAGTTTTTGGTTCACCAGATCGACCACCGATTCGGGGGCGACGTGTTCCAGCTTGGCCAGTTTTTCCTCCTGGGCCTTGCGGAATTCCGCCCGGGCCACTGCCCGCTTTTGTTCGTCGTCTTGCTGGCGGCGCAGTAACGGGTGCACGAAATCCTTGCCGGTATGCGTGCCGGGTTTTAAGCGTTCCTCCTGGAGTTTGCCGATGTCCTCAACCTTCGGCGCCAGCCACCAGCCGTAGATCCGGCAGATTTGCTTATCGTTGAGTCCCTGTTTTTCGAGTTGTTGGATCGTTTCGATGGGCGGCGGATCGCGGGTCTCGGCGTCCTTCCGCGCGTCGTAAAGTCGCTCCATAGCGGCCCACACAGGACTCTTGATCGACGGCACGGCCGTCGGGTCGCCGTTGGCCACCGCCACGTCCAGCCACGTGTTCCATTCCGTCGCCAAAGCGTCGGCCTCGCGAAACAGTTTGCGGCAATCCTTGGGAATGTCGCCGTCGGCGAACTCCGCCAGCGTCGCGTCGATGGCTTGCTGCAATTCCGCCGAAATGACCGTTGCATCCGACGTAATCCAATCGTGATGAACCGATGCCAAGTGTTCGATCGCCCGCAACAACTCCTGCTTTCTCGCGCTCATGTCGCCTCCGTAAAAGTAGGTTACTCACTCGTCTCTTTTCAACCCGTCAACGTGCGGTCGGCATATTCCCACACGGCCTGGGCGATATCGGCGTCGGTCGGTCCCTCGCCGTTGATCGTCACGCCTGCAATCGTGACGCTGTAGCCGGTGAGAATCTGCGCGGCTGCGGCCGTGGTGCTGTTGCGGCTGGCCTCCGTGGCGTAGGAGCCCTCGCCGTAGATGACGCC